CTAAAATTTGTTCGTATCTATAGCCCACAGGAGCCGGAGGATAGCCTTGGGGAACATAGACCACAGCAGGAGGTTGTACTATCACTGGTTGTGGTGGTTGTGGACGAGTCATGCCATACACAATGGCACCGCCCACTACAGCAGGTACCACCCAATTCCAACTACCGTGATTATGATATTGAGGACCGTAATAACGGCCAGGTCCATGAGCAAAAGCAGTGGTAGTAAAAGCAAGGGCTAAAATGGCTAAGAGTCGTTTCATGGCTATCTCCTATAGTAATATACTATAATTAACGCCTGAAGTCAACCAAGGGTTGACGTTATTTGGCTGAGGCCATGCCTCTTTTCATAGCGGCCTTGGCGTTTTGGTCTACAACATCTCTGGCTTGGTCCACAGTCATCCCAGTGGTTTGTTCTGTGTTGCCTCTGAATCGAATCACGCCCGAATTTGGTTCCAGTGGTTCCAAAACACCTTGAAGTGGTTCTTGATTAATCACGTCTGCTAGATTTTGTTCTGTGACATTTATGCCCAGGCTTTGAGCCAGGTCAATAAAGGCCTGCTGACTGATTTGTTTTTTACTGCTGGTATCGTCGGCACGACCAGAAAGGAAGTCAGCCAGAGCAGCCAATTTCTGGCTGTCTATTTTGCTTTCCTGTACTTCCCTGATCAGCATTATCTACGTCCGCGACCTAAGCCAACTTTGGGTGCTTCTTCAGGCTCTTCAAGATCAGCACCAGCGTCTGCGGCAGCAGCGTCAAGATCAGCACCAGCAGCGCCGAGATCATCAGCAGCGCCAGCCAGGTCTGCGGCAGCACCTAATTCGTTGCCAGCGCCCAAATCAGCACCACCAGCAGCCATGCCAACACCCATGTCAGCAGGAGCACCTTGGCCTGTTACCACACCAAGAGCTGCTTCTAGCTGTTGCTTTGCGCCTTGTAAATTTTGTGTTAGTCCGCTGAGAGCAGCAGTGGCATCATTGTTGAACTGTTGACCTTGTGCTTGACCAACTTCTGAATTAATTTGATCTACTAGAGCAGGCAAGTCTTTGAACTGAATAGCAGTGACTTGTTCCAACATCTTTTGAACTTGATCAACCATGTCTTTGCTGGCCAACACGACCTGCGCCTGTTGTACTTCTGATGCTTCGCGCAGTCCGCGGCGTGATTCGGCCATGCTCATCAGTGGATTGTTCATTTGCTGTTGTAGATCACGAATGGCATCTTGATGCTGTTTGATCTGATCTTGAATTTGGCGCTTCTTTTGTTGCTGTTGAGCAGTGGCCAAAGCTCGTGCCTTGGCATCATCAGTGGCAGTTTGTACCATTGTGGTTTCTGCTTCTTTTAAACGAGCAGCTAGACCCTGTTCCATCATTACCAGTTTAAGGTAGGTAGGGTTTTGCTCACTGTGATGAAAATCTGGGTGACGGCGATGTTCATTGATCAATCCGCGAACACGGTGTAACATGCTCTTGGCTTGGCCACGATTTAGGCCGCTGAAATTTACGGCTTGGCCAAAATAGCTCTCAAATACTCGAGCGGTTTGTTTTGTTTGTTGTGGCTGTGCCAAATCTTTGAGTTTCATTTAAGAATCCTTTTTGCTGTAGATATTTAGCCGAATTAACACATTTGTCTAGCTGAAGTTCTAGTTCACGTTTGTGTATGATCTTGGGCTCTAATTTTGTTTCTATACTTTCTCTGAGTTGGGCGTTGCGAGTTTTGTTTGCCACGCCCACACGTACATAGATATCGTTGGTTACATTGGTCAGCATGTGATCATAATTCAGTAGATCTCGTGCTAGATTGTATCTTTTGTGATTGTCTGCTACACACCAACTGATTGCTGTTCGCGTGCTGTTGAAAAATCCTTGTTTGTCTTCGTCGATGTATACTGTGTAGCCCGGTCGCTGTGGTACTATTCTATAGCGTCCAAACGCTTCGTATTCGCCCGAATCGTTTTGCCATATCAATACTTTTAACAGCTGGTCAAACTCTTCGCGGACCATGCGTTCAAATTCTTGGTCTTTAAACATTAGTTCAATTGTAATTTAAGCAGATAACCAACGATACCAATTAAAAACACAATAATTCCTATACCCCAATTGATTAGTCTATCGTTGTTTTTTTCAGCCATTTTGCCCACAACAGTTTTAACATCCGAAACTGATGTTGCAACCTGGCTTATTTTTTCTTCCACGCTTTCTAATTTCTCTTCGAGAAATTTATAGCGTTCAGCGCACAGTTCTACGTGTGCTTCCAGACTCTTTTTTTCAATTTCGGTAGTGTCGGACATAGTTCTATATTTATTCAACAATGTCAAACCAAATATTCTGTTGAGCGCCTTCTACTATCAGCGTAGTGGTCAAAAAATGCTTTTCATTTAGTCCTGTGATCATTGGCACACCTGCGCAGTCTTGTTTTAATATACCAAATTCGTCGTTGTTGAGCAAATACAGTTGATCTATTTCAACTTCGAATTCAAAATACCAACGGTCATTGTCCAACGCCGGTGTTGATAATTCAAATATCTGACTACGGAGTTGTAACAACTGAGTTATTGTTTCCCAGTTACGCTGTTGATTTCTGCTGCGATTCCAACTTGGTTCATCCACAATTTGATTGCCAGCACTGTCTTTAAAAGGAATTCGTGACGACTTGTAGTGACCTGTAACACCAGTGGCTGTGATATCAAACAATGTACAGACTTGAACTTTCATTGGACGGGTTATTTAACAGCCAATAAAAAACCCCGGATGTTTCCGGGGTTGGTAATCAAAATAAATTGATTAGGTTGATAGCTTGAAGCCAGCGTTGGTGCATGAGCTGAACTGGTTCACACCAGCAACACCAGCAACGTTGGCAGTGCTCAACATCACTGTGGTGTTAGCAAAAGCGCCAACAGGGTAAACAGCAACGCTCAGTGCTGTGGCATCAACTTGATACATAGCAACTGTAGAAACTTGCTGAATAGCTTGTAGAGCGTTAGCCACAAACTCATTTACGCCGCTTTGTGCAGCCATGGTGTTGGCAGCAACCAAACGGAAGAACTCAAGTTTTGGACCTTGAGGTTGAACTGGGGTACCAGCTGTGGAAGCGGTTGGATCGACAGGACCGTTTTGTACGTCTAGCGCAAATACTGGTTGTGCATCACCGTTAACTCTTGCGAAATATGCCATTTTAAATCTCCTAAATGTATGGTCTCGTTGGACCTACTTTTATTTATGATTTGGCAAAAAATTTAGGTCTTTGCGGCTTTACGTCCGCCAAAACCGCCAGCCATTCTGCTGACAAGTTTGGCACGCCCTGCAGGTGTGGCCATAACCCAGCCTTCTTGTCCAGGCTGCTGTAGATCAAGCTGTCGCTGTAGATCTTGCTTGAGTTCGTGTAGTTTGTTCCAAATAGCAAACGCAACACTCATACCTAGCACGTTGGATCTCGGGCTTTGTAGATATTCTACAATGTTGTTGTACTTGCGTGGCGTTACATTCTTGGACAACCATTCACCAAACTGCGCAGGTGTGGCCAGGCTGTAGTCTGTGCCTTTGAGGCTGTTGATAAACTTTTCCATCAGCGCAGGCAAGTCTGTGATCTGTGCTGCTCGCAATTCAGCAGGATTCAGCAGGCTTTGAAGTGCTTGCCCATTTTGACCGCGAGTGTACTCACTGAGCTCGCTCATGATCTTGCGATTTAGTTTGAGATTCTGTAAATCTTTTACTGTGGCAGCAGTGACCATGAGTCCAGGCACACGCTTAAGTTTGGACTCAGGATCTGTGATAGGCTGTTCAGCAGCTGAAGGATCTTCCATGTAGGTATGAATGGCTAGACCTATTTTGCTGTCTTTGATCTGTTGACCCAGCGGACTGGTTTCTGGTATTCTGTACAGTATACCGTCATGCTTGTTGGGTTGGAACACCAAGTTGCCTGCGTCATACTTTACAGGATCTGCGGAACTGTACAACAAGTCGCCTTTGAGGTATCCACGGAAGTTTTTGGGTGTGGCTGCTTCCAAGTAAGGCCACAGTTCTTGATACACAGGCAGTAGTGTTTCTACTCTGTTGGCAGGCTTGCCCTTGGCCGCAGCGTCGCGATCTCGTTGAGCCATGATACGGGCCATTTGATCAGGACTGGTTGCCAAGCCTTCATAGCCCACTGCGGTAGCGCCGGCCTTGTCGGTGAGCACAAATGTGCCATCGGGCTTGCGACCAAAGATCACAGCAGGAGAACCGTCCCATTTTATAGTCACATAATCCCGCGAATTGGTCGCGGCATCGCGAATTATTTTCACTGCCTGTTGAGCACCGCGGAGGCCAGCTTGAAACACTAGGTCTTCCACATAGGGTATTCTAGGGTTCTTGGCTTCTGTGAGTTGTTGATTTTCTATCAACGCATACATGCCTTGGTTCACAATACGATCACGCAGGCGAGCCATGAAGCTGGTTTCGTCTTCGTTGAGCTGAGGTTCTTGAAGTCCTTCTTTTCTCAAATATTCACGAAAGTCTGCTAGCTTTTCTTCACGCTTGGGATCTTGAGCTAACGCAGAATAAATGCTTTCAACATTCTTTAAGTTTGCTCTTGTGGCCGCAGGACCCAACAGTGTCTTGGCCACTGCGTCAGGATCCATGCCATTGGCTGCTAGTTGATTTGTGACTCGGTCGAACATACCGTTGGCACCAACTTTGAGTCCCATGCTCTTGGCAATGCTTGACATCAGCACATTGCGATTCATGCCTTTGTAGGCCGAACCTTCAGAACCGCCGTAGTAAAATGTGCCCCAGTCTAGATTAGGGAAAAACATAAAGTCTGTTTGTACATAACCACGGTTGGGATCTCCCGCAATGGGTGTGCGTAAGTGCACTTCGCCGGCTTTTTTCACCCACTCACGAGGATCTAGTCCATTACTGGTTATGAATTCAGTGAGATGTGCGGCCAGTTGATCTTTGGTGGCATCATTGACGTCCACCGCAAGATCTAGATCGCCCGAGGTTGGCTTGCGGCCAGTGGATCCTAGCCAGCGGTCTTGTGGGAATTCAAGACCAGTAACTTGTTCGACCCAGGCAATGGTCGCTGGCACATCGGCTTGATTAATACGCTGAGTCAAGGGTTGACCCTGAGCATCCTTGAATACATTGCCGCCTTCTAGTAATTTCATTTAGCAGCTCCTGGTCTGGCCAAACGCGGCGCTTTGAATCTTGGTTTTACTCTACGTCCAGGAGTAGGTGCTGTGGGAATGTCTTCTTCACGCCCCGAGCTGTCTGCTATGTTGTCTAATATTTCTACACTGGCAGCGTCCACCACAGGACGATTTAATTCATCAAACCAGCCTTTTTCTGTTTTATAATATTTGCCGCCGGTTCGGGGGTGTGTGATCGCAATTCTTTTTCCAGCTGCCGGCATCACTGTTTGTGGGACATCAGCAGCAGGCTCCGGTGCGGCGGGTGCTGCGGCAGCAGCAGGATTGGTAAATGCCTGGGCCACCACATCATATTGGGTACCTACCAACTGTTGAAAAGCTGTGGCCAATGCTTGATTGTTTTTACTGTTGGCAGCAGCACCTTGAACAGCTTGTTTGATTTTTGCTAATTGGTACTGTGGCACACGATCGTTGGAAATCATTCGTTTAAACACTGCTCGATCAATCCAACTGTACAAAGAATTTGCGTATTCTTGTTGAGAGAGCTCTCTGCCCAATCTGGTTTCCAATGCTTCAACCTGTGATTTCCAATCTTCAAGAGCATCGCTGGCATCTTGAACAATGGACTGTTGACGTTTTTTAGCAGGATCTTTGGTGGCCGAGGCACCGCCCAAGGTTTGATTCCAGGCCTGTTTGACATTTGGATTGTTTAGTCCTAAAAAATCACCAATACCTTCTTTGATTTTAGGCAGGGTTAGCTCATGAATTTGCATCAGTACGTCTCACAGTTCGTGTAAATTTGCTGGGATCTCTGAGTTTGATTGCGTTGATCAACTTGCGATTGAGATTTTCAGCCTGCTCTGGAGTATACACTGAATCAATTTGTTCCAATAAACGAATGGCACTAGCAATTACATTGCTGGCACGATTTTCAATGACATGGCGTTGATCTCGCTCAATGTACATTGAGTCGAGTTCTTCAAGTAAACTACGGGTTTTCTTTTGCATACAGCCAGAACCTTTTTGTTATTTATGGTTTTATTGGGGTTTGGGTTTATCTACGTTGATGCCACGATCGGCTGGATAATTTGCGCCGCAGGTATTGTGACACACCAACAATCGTCCTGATTCAAAACTGTTTTGTTTCCAAGTGTGTTCTATTTTATCAAACCAAGAAACACAATTTTCAAAACTGTTGGTTATGGCATTGTTGTCAAAGTCTTCCAAAATTTCCCTGATTTGTTGGTTGGTTGCTGCATGATAATAATCGCCGTGTCCAAAACTACGTGGGAAATGGCCAATAAAACAACATGGATATACTTCGCCTGTGCTGGTCACGTACACGGATTTTTTAGGCAAAACATCACAGGAAATTTCTGCGTCCAAAGGCTGTTTGGCCAGAAGATTGACGTTGGGTTGTCCCTGTGTACGCTTGTTCCAAATAAAATCAAAATTCACAAACATAGGTTGACCCAGGGTATGTGTAAGTTCATTGCGATTGTTGAAAACCGGTCCAGTGTTGCGTCCAGTGTTCATTGACCTGAATCCAATGAATCCCATGGCTTCCGACAGTGCCTGTGCTTCAGCAACTTGATGTCTATTGTGATCAAATTCAATGAATTTCCATCTTGCTCGTCCGCCCGCAGCAATAAATGTTTTGGCGTTTTTAATCACTGTGGACCAAGAAGTATTTTGTCTATACAAATGATGTGTGTCTTCTAGTCCGTCAATACAAAATTCAACAATGACGTTGAGTTTTGCCAACTGCTGCCAAAATTCAGCGTCTCGAGCTCCGCCATTGGTACTAATAAAAACAATGATATCTTTGTTGTGCTGTCGAAAATAACTCAATATGTCAACAGCGTGTCGGTTCATGACAATGTCACCAAAATTACCATTGATCAGCAAATGAGTTAATTGTTCAATAAACGATGGTTTAAAAATCTTTTGTGCTTCTTCCAAGGTCATGTCATGCTCAGGATAGCCATCGTTGAACTCTTTGCCAAAAAAGTTCCTGGCACACAGTGGGCAGGCAGCATTACATCTACTGGATATTTCTAAATGGACGTGACGAATTTGATCAAACGTGTACATTTTAACTGGTTTTGATCTGTCCTAACAATTGCTTGAGCTTGGCACTCTGTACATCTGCTGTAATTTTGGGCGCTGGTTCATCAGTGTTGTCAGTAAATTCTTTGTTGACATTGGCCTTGGCCTTGATTGAATCCATGATAGAACTTGTTGGCTTTTTGCTATAGCCTTCGTCTTCGCCGCCAGCATCAGTGATGCGCATGGTTTCAATGTTGTATTCTAAGTCAATCTTTTGCCCCACGCCTGTTGAACTACGAGATTTCATACACTGAATCTGATACTTGCCACGCTCTTTCATAGCACGGCTTGTGAAAATACCAAACACGTTGTCTGCTGTGTTGATCTTGGAAATACCGCCGGAAATATGGCTGTGATCAAATTCAATTTCTTCCACCGCAGATCGATTCAACTGCGACGCAGTTACCATTAGTATGCCCAGTTCTTTGGCCAAGTTACGCAGCTCTTCACTCACATACTTGTCTTTGACAAACAAGTCATTGGGACTGACCTTGGCACTCACCGGCATCAACAAATCCA